TGCAAGGTCACCTATACGGAGAAGCGACAGGGTTGCCGTTCGGTGGGTGGATTGTTATAAACAAATCAAGTGGTGAGGTAGCTGTTGTCGAAGCACCTGATTGGCAAACGGATGACAGAAAAGAGTACTTAGAAGATGCTGAGAAAAGAGTTAGAATACTTACAGATGACTCTTTTGAATTTAAAGTACCGTTCAAGGATATATTTGAAACATACAAGAAGGATGGACAAGAGATCAGGACAGGAAACAAACTTTTGCCCAAGCCTTGTACAATGTGTGGGTTCAAAGCACATTGTTGGAAAGATGCCGTATCGCACGATAGAGTAACATCAAAAGCTAAACAGCCACCTCAAGCTTGGTACTCTAAGTTAAAAAAGAAAGAATTGTAATGTCAATTATTTATGTCCGTCAATATCAAAGAGATCTTATGGAATTAAACGAGGACTTGTACCACGTTTATATAGACTCCCATACGGAGACTGGGGGTGGGAGAGACATTGTTTTTTTACGTCAACATGATAGAGGTATTCCCCTGACTCTTCGTGAAAACTTTTCAAACAATGGCTCTCTTACCTCTGCAACTGAAAAGCGAGACATACTCAAAGTAGAGAATCAATTTCAAACTATAAACTATGTTACTAGTCAGGATAAAGTAATATGCCTTCCGATATACCAATTAACAAGCGAACTTATTACAATAGAAAAACAATCCCCCAAACTGGCAGGCTACATAAACAAACGAATACAGTCGTTAGGATTGAGGATGCACAGATGAAAAGATCAAAATACAGATCACAGTTTGAGTTGCATCTCGCAAAAAGTTTGGCTCAAAACAAAGTTAAATTTGAATATGAATCAAAGAAGTTTATCTACATACCCAAACCACGAACATACACTCCTGATTTCTATATAGTCGAAAGCGATATTTATGTAGAAGCAAAAGGTCATCTTGATAAAGCAGACAGAGTTAAGATGGCATTGGTAAAGCAACAACATAAGGATCTCGATATAAGATTTGTCTTTATGAATGCACGAAACAAGATCTACAAAGGTAGTAGAACAACCTACGCTGATTGGTGCAACAAGCACGATTTTCGTTGGGCAGAAAAATCAATACCCGTGGAGTGGTTTAAAAAATGAAAGATAAAGATAAAGACATAAAAAAATTTATGGAGCAAATGAATCTACAGAAGAACTACTACTACATTATACTCGAAGATGTAGGTGATGATAAATTTAAAATGAATGCCTATGATACAACTGGAAAAAAATATGAAAGTGAACTTGACCATTCTGTAGCATCTGTTATACATGAAGGACTTGTTGGTTTAATAACAGGTAAGCCTGAAGAGTTATTCAATTTTGGTATGTCTGAGGTTGCGTTTAATTATTCATCTAGGCGAATGTTTGGTGAGATACTGGATGAGACAGGCGAGAAGATAGAGTATAAAGACAACATAATTAAAGTTGATTTTGGTAGCAAGCATTGATAAGGTATTATGATTATATGTTAAAGAGATTAGAAGAAGAAAAACAAAAGATAGATATGGTAAATAGTCCTGCCCATTACAACAAAGCAGGCATCGAAACTATAGACATAATTGAATCTGTCACGGGAGATGGATTTGAAAGTTATCTTCAAGGTAACATTTTAAAATACATATGTAGATACAAGTATAAAAATGGTACAGAAGATTTAGAAAAGGCAAAATGGTATTTAAACCGTTTAATTGAAACAGTCACAGGAGAAGAATATAATGGCGTCTAATATGTTACCAACTTCATACCAAGAGTTTATACATAAATCGAGATATGCTCGTTGGCTTGAAGAAGAAGGAAGAAGAGAGAACTGGGATGAAACAGTCTCAAGATATGTTAATTTTATGGAAGAAGCTCTTTTAGAAAAGCACAACTATAAGATGGATAAAGTCGATAAAGAAATAATACAAGAGTACATACTTAACTTGAATGTTATGCCGTCTATGAGAGCTATGATGACAGCAGGACCTGCGTTGAAAAGAGATAATGTCTGTGGCTACAACTGTAGTTATCTACCCGTAGATAGTCCTCGTAGTTTCGACGAAGCTATGTATATTCTTATGTGTGGTACAGGTGTAGGTTTCTCTGTGGAAAGAGAGAATGTTGATAAGCTACCTGTTGTAAGTGAGAACATGCAAGAGTCTGATGTTGTTATTGTTGTAGAGGATAGTAAGGCAGGATGGGCAAAGTCGTACCGTGAACTTGTTGCACTGCTCTATTCAGGAATGATACCATCTTGGGATGTATCTAAGGTGCGACCTGCAGGTGCAAGATTAAAAGTTATGGGCGGTAGAGCATCAGGTGCTGATCCGTTGGTTAATCTATTTAAGTTTACTATAGAAAAATTCAAAGGTGCAAAGGGTAGAAAGCTATATCCCGTAGAGTGTCACGATATTATGTGTAAAGTAGGTGAGGTTGTTGTAGTAGGCGGTGTTAGACGATCTGCTCTGATTAGCCTATCTAATTTAAACGATAGCCAAATGGCTCACGCTAAGTCAGGTGAGTGGTGGAATGCAAATGGTCAAAGAGCGTTGGCAAATAACTCTGTCGCTTACAAAGGTAAGCCTGATATGGAAACTTACATGAGAGAGTGGTTAGCTCTGTATGAGTCTAAATCGGGTGAGCGTGGTATGTTTAATCGTAAGGCTGCTGACGATCAGGTGTCCAAGAGTGGTAGAAGACAGACAGGACACATGTGGGGTACAAATCCATGTAGTGAGATTATACTTCGACCTTATCAGTTCTGTAATCTATCTGAAGTTGTTGTCCGTGAGAACGATGACTTACTTAGCCTTCAGTCAAAGGTACGTGTTGCTACAATACTAGGCACGTTTCAATCTACTCTTACAGATCTGAAGTACCTACGTAGGATATGGAAAACAAATACAGAAGAAGAACGCTTGCTTGGTGTCTCATTAACTGGTATCATGGATCATTATGTACTAGCTAAGACAACTGATTCGAAGATTTGGTTACAAGAGATGAAACAAGTAGCAATAAAAACAAACAAAGAATATGCAGATAAGATAGGTATACCTAGAAGTACAGCTATCACATGTGTCAAACCAAGTGGCACTGTGTCGCAACTTACTGATTCTGCGTCAGGTATTCATGCTAGACACAATCCGTTTTACATCAGAACTGTACGTGGTGATAACAAAGACCCACTCACACAGTTTATGAAAGAGGAAGGTGTACCTTTTGAAGCTGATATTACGAAACCAGACAGTGTTACTGTGTTTTCGTTTCCTATGAAATCTCCTAGTGGTGCTATCACTAGAACAGAGATGAGTGCTATAGAACAACTAGAACTCTGGAAGATCTATGCACTTAACTGGTGTGAACACAAGCCATCCGTTACTATTTCTGTAAAGGAACATGAGTGGATGGAAGTGGGAGCGTGGTTGTACGATAACTTTGATATTGCGTCAGGTGTATCGTTTTTACCATTTGCTGATCACACTTACCAACAAGCTCCTTATCAGGACATAGATGCGGATGAATATCTCGAATGGAATGGGCGTGTGCCAACATCACTCGACTGGACTAAGTTCTCTATGTATGAAAAGGAAGACAATACGAGTGGATCTCGTGAATTGGCTTGCACTGCAGATGCCTGTGAAGTCGTGGACTTGAGTGCAAACTAATGATAGAGATACCGATCAATGATGATTATATGCGTCGTGCGAGGGAAAAAGCTTCTACTGTGGGCATATTGCAGGGAAGTATTACAGGTGGCACTAGCAACGTCGTGGGTGCGATAGGCGAGATAATCGTTGCTGATAGTATTGAAGCAAAGCAGATAAATACATACGATTACGATCTAGTTAAGGATGGGGTAAGGATAGATGTTAAGACTAAGCGTTGCAACACCAAACCTAAACCCCATTATGATTGCTCTGTAGCGTTGCATGGAGTTAAACAGGATTGTGATGCGTATGTGTTTGTTCGCATACTAACTGATTTAAGTAAGGCTTGGATTCTTGGTGGCGTATCCAAAAAAAGCTTTTACAAAGAAGCCACCCTATATAGAAAAGGGGATATTGATCACAACAACGGTTATACATTCAAAGCTGATTGTTATAATCTACAGATAAGTCAACTGAGTTCTGTCCATGAAATCAAAGAGTAAAGCAAAACTATTTTCATTAGAAGTATTTTTAAATAAAGACGGAAACGTCGAGATGAATTACGAAGCACTTAACCCCGACACATTTGAAAAAGAGATGAACATGGGATTGCCCATGTATAGTGGAACAAGCCAAGTTGCATCTCTTCTTCGTTACTTAAAGAAATCAGGGGATGATATAATGAGTGGTTCAGGTAACTATATCTAACCTTTTCTCATCATCTTGAAGTCTTTACCCGATATTTTACCATCTTTGTTTTTATCTAGTTTGGTTTGACCACCATACATCATGCCCATAG